GTCCTCCACACGCTGTATCTGATGACCATCAAACTCCTGAATAGTTCTGTCATAGTACAGGCTAAACGGTGGTTCAATTCCAGAGCTAACATTATCAGCAGTTAAGCTAATAGTACCTGTGGGGGCTATTGAATTTAAATGTGAGTTACGAATGCCAAACTCTTTTATCTGGTCCTGTACCCACGGTGAGAGGGTCTTAAAGAACTCTCCTTGGGTGTACATCACACTATCATAGGCAGGAAAAGAACCCTTCTCCTGCGCCAATACAGAGCTTGCAGCATAGGAGTAGTCCCTCAGGGTCTTCAGTACCTCACCAGCAAACTTCATGAACTTCTTTGAGGCATAGGGCATCCCACACATCTCGCCAGCATTGGCTAACCCAGTGATACCTAGGCCCATTCTTCGCTTTTGTTTGGCCTCTGTTTCCTGTTCTGGGAGAGGATAAATAGTCCTGTCAATGACGTTATCCATAGCACGTACTACGTTATGAATGTCGCCAGTAAACAAGCCAAAATCAAAAGCACCACCTGTGACATACTTGGTTAGATTAAAGCTGCCTAAAAGACACGCACCATAAGGCGGCAATGGTTGTTCTCCACAGGGGTTAGTCGCTTCGATCTCTTCGCAGTAGTAGAGGTTGTTCATGTTGTTAATAGTATCAATAAACAATACTCCCGGCTCTGCCCAATCCCATGTAGACCTCATAATCATATCCCATAGTGCCACAGGATCGACTTCCTCATGCACCTTACCGTCAAACTTAAGTGGGAATGATTCACCCTTCTCTAGACATCTCATGAATTCATCTGTAACACCCACAGAGATATTAAAGCCGCTTAAGGAAGTACCATCATTCTTTGCTGTGATAAACTGTTCAATGTCTGGGTGGTCTATCCGTAAGACCCCCATCTGTGCGCCTCTCCTGTGACCGCTGGACGCTATAGTCTGGCAGACAGCATCATATATCTGCATAAAGCTTACCGCTCCTGAGGCTCTGGAGTCTAGGGATTTGATCCTGTCTCCTCTGGGGCGAAGACGGGAGAAGTCGTACCCAATACCCCCGCCTCTCCTCATGGTCTCAGCGGCCTCTGTAGCCCTGCCCATGATGGAGTCCATGCTGTCATCTATGGTGCCGCTAACAAAACAATTGTACGCTGTAGTCTGCCTAGCCGCTCCCATAGCGTTCTGGACTCTTCCTGCTGGGAGGAACCTCATGTGGCGAAGGGCATCTTTAAATGCCTCAAAGTGATCTGGGGAGTCCTTAAGCGCACCAGCAATACGGACAACCTTACCGTAAAAATCTTCTCCGTTCTGTCTATACTTTACTGTGTCAATCTCTTCTGATATCGGTACGGTCATGCCGTAAGTTACTTCATTTGTCATCTTCACCCCCGTAGTGCATTTCTAATATTAACTGAGCGTAGTGGATTGCCTTCTCAATATCCTTACGGCCCTCCCCTTTAGTGCGGTGCCTTGTTATATATTTTACCACGTTACCTTCTAAATAGTCAAGGTTGTTCCTGTAAATATACTCCACCGGCTGTATAGCGCAGCCTTTGTAATGCTGACCGCCTACCTGTTTATCAAGAGCCTTATCAGACATGGGCACCTCCTAGTTTAAAGGTGTTACGTTGTCGCGCTCAATTAACTTGAGGTTTTGCCTCTTAACGTCACAACTGTCCAACAGTATTGCTGCACTTTTTGACAACAGTTCTCTCTGGTACTCATCAGAGTTCTTCATTTCTTTGACAAGACGCCTAACTTGTTCCATTCTTGCCACAAGTATATCAGGTAAAAAAAGCATACCCATACCCTCTTCATTGTTTTCATCGTCCATCGAATTGATCCTCTTCTATCTCCAGATCGATATCATAAACCTCTCGCAGAACTGCCTCATTTTCTTCGACAAGTTCATTAAATTGTTCGATGATATCCTCCGAAGTAATATTTAAAATCTCACAAAGAAAAGCTGGTTCAGCTAAATTTGCTAGGCGTTCAAGGAACTGTTCGTTATTCAAACGCATTGGTTATGTCCTCCAATGTGTACCACTTGAACCCTTCTTTCTCACACCATTCCGACATATTCATTTTGCTCCCCTTCCTTAATTTTTTGTAAGGATTATACAGAAGAAAAACCAACTGTCTTTTCTTTGGTAGACTATCCCGTATTGCTTTGTACTTCTGTGTGTCGCCGACTCTAAAGTACCCCTTAGCCTCCACAAGAATATCGATCTTGTTTTTGTTATTACGCCCAACAAAATCGGGGATGTAATTCTTGTGGATGACGTAAGGGACCTTTTCTGATTCGTACTTGCAGTACTTTTTCAGAAGTAAGCCAGCTTTCTCCTCAAATTTATTCCGATACTTTCGGGGCACTCTTCTTAGCCTTGGTCTCTTTAGTCACTGTAGGCTTGGCTTGTTTAATCATGGCCTGAAGGTAGCCGCCGCTGGGGGATTGTGTGGGAGGCCCATACAATTCCCAATTATCGTTAAGCAAGGTTGTCACTTGTTGCTCTAGACGATCCTGACGAGGCGTAGTTATCACTCTGTATTCTTTCATAGTTTTTCTCCTTTACAATGAAATTTCAGGGACTCTTGGTGGGTTATTTACTTCTGTCAAGAACTTTGGTCCTGTAGAATATGCGAAGGCCCTTAGTTCTGGATAGCAGTGTTTCTTGTAGCGACAGTAGGAACACATAGTAGAGAGTTTTACATTTCCAGAGCGTCCATCTGGCACTGGAGTAGAGCATGGCGCAGGACGGTCTTCCTGCTTTACGGACTTTTTTACGTGGGAAATGCGCTCCTCTATGTCTCCCGAATAATACTTGTGCATCGGGTGTGAAGTATCCTCTAGGTCATATTGCAAGACCGCTAAGGTGCCGTTTTGCTTGTCCATAGCTAACCATGCAAACTTGGTGTCTCCCTCCGCATGGGCATACGCCTTAGCCTGATCCACGTAACCGAAATCATCGTCCATAGCCAGCGTACCGTCTTTAAACTTCTTGATGCCGAAAGGAGTTGTAGATTTAATATCAGTAACCACACCGTCTATCTTACAGTCCATATGGCCCTTAACGCCCCCTACAGACACTTCCTTCTGTTCGTCGGTGACCTCATGGCCCGTCATACGGACAAGCATCAGGAGGAACTCCTCTATCAAGTGGCCGTACATAAACTTGACTAAGGTGTGTGGTTTTAGTTTCTCTCCAGACCACCCCTGATAGCTGTACCATTGCTGTAGGTCTGGTTTGCCCACTGAAGAGAGCCTGAGCTTACGCCCATCGTACCCTTGCTGTGAGGGGAGAAACTCTTTTTTCATGAGAGACTTTACAGCCTCCCCGAATTTTTCAATCTCTGCTTCAGGGTCTACCCCCTTAGCAGTGTTCTTGTTTTTCATTAGCTCATAGATATCATCTACAAGTGTTTCGATACTCTTTGTCATAATGCCTCCTTAGTGGGTTTCTGCCCACGTTGAGCCTATCTTAAATTCCCCGTCTAAAGGGCATCTTAGATCGAACTGTAAACCTGCCGCCTTGATACACTCTACAGCCAGCCATCCAAACTTCTCTGCTTGATCCTGTCTGACTTCGACTTGGAACTCATCGTGTATGTTACCTACAAACTTAAAGTCTATATTATGTAGCTTACCATACTCATTAAGTATCGTCAACGACTTCTTCATTATTATTGCCCCGGCAGACTGAAGAAGCGTATTCAAGGCAGCGTGTTCACTCCGTAGTACTAGCTTTCGCCCGTCGAGTCCTTTGAGGTGTCCTCGTTGAGCGGATCGTGAAACCCTTTCGCGTAAATCTCGAAGAGACGGTGTGTTAGCGAGAAACTTCTCCTTAAGTTTTGCTCCGTCTCGTTTAGAACCTCCAACAATAGTTCCGATTTTGGCGTCTCCTGCGCCGTAGAGGAAAGCATAGATAAAAGTTTTAGCGAGGTCTCTTGTTGCAAGTCCAGCAGCTTTTTGATTGGCTGTATGGACATCTCCATTTGTGACTTCATGAGTATACTCCTTATCATTCATGTAGTGGGCAAGCATCCTAAGCTCCAGACCTGATGCGTCCACCCCTACTAGTTTATAATTGTCTGGAGCGATCCAACAATCTCTGCACTCTTTACCGTAGGGAGAGTAACCAGCCGGGACCTGTGCCATGTTAGGGCTGCTATGGGTCATCCTGCCGGTTACTGCACCTATGGTGTTAATACTACCATGAACTCGTCCATCATCAGAAACCTCGTCAAGCCATGACTGCACTTGAGCTACTCTTTTTTGCAATAGCAAATATTCAGCGATAAGCTGGGCCTCTGGTATGTCAGTGACTTGGCTAAGGACAGCCTCGTCCACGATAATATTACCCTTCTCTGTGTGGGCCTTAGGCTTCCAGCCGAAAAACTGTAAATGTTTTGCGATCTGCTGTCGAGAGCCTAAGTTAAACTCCGGCCAATCTATGCGGCTGAAATCACCGCCCACGTTGCGCCAATCATCGCCAAGGAACTTAAGCCCAACAGTGCTAAGGTTCCCATCCTTGTTGTATTTCGGCGATACTTGTTTAACAAAATTCGGTAAAGGTTTGAATTTTTCTTGAACTGCATCTTCGACCTCCATCTTTCTCTGTTTAAGATTAGCTAATAACTCGTAACATTTTCTCTGATCCAGCAGCCATCCATCTCTCACCTGCTTGGCTATTATTGTCTGGACCTGATGTTCCAGTTCCACACTAACTCCGTCGAACTTGGAAAGCTTGTCAGTCAGGGCCTCATACAGCTTATGTGTAACATCGCAGTCCTGATGACAGTATTTTATCATCTCAGGTGTCACCTTAGTCCAATCGTCGTGATCACCCTTAGGAAACTTAAGTCTCTCTCCCCACGCTCTCAGAGAGTGCCCACCCTCTAACTGTGGATTGTAGAGTCTAGATAAAAGAAGTGTATCGACTATCTCATGGTTGACAAACGACAGCCCTAGAAAATTCTCTAGATGAGGGGCGTCGAACTCAATAATATTATGACCAATGATAGTAGTATATCCATCAATAAACTCCTGTATCTCTTCTGTATTAAATGGGTGAATAAACTCCGTACTCTTCCCCGTCTGTAAGTCCTTCGCTCCTATCATCCAAACCTGTGTAACTGGAAAAACGGTGGTTTCTATATCTATGATAAGCTTCTTTGTCATTAATCAAAGTCTCTCCGTTTTTTAATGCTACATGCTCAAGACGGTGACAGTTACTACACAGTATAGCACACTTTTTCAGTTCATCAATAGTTGCTTGTGTCATCCCTCTAAATCGAGATATCGTTATGTTAAAATTTTTCTGGGACGGGTCAATATGGTGAACATCTAAAACATCTATAGGAAATCTCTCTCCACATATCTGGCACTTACAGCCTGTGGTCTCCATCATGTATTTAAACTTATTGTCAAAGCCAACTTGCCGCCGCGCTACCTTAATTTTTTGGTAATACTTACGGTCATACTCTTTTCTGTCACTGACCACCATAATTCTCCCAACAATCCCTGCTACACCAGAACCTCATAGGAACTGCTTTAGCCGCGAAAGGTGTCTCATGAAACGATCCGCAATATTGACATTTAAACATGCCGTCAGGGACCTTGTAGTCCATCGCCCCTGCGATCCCTACTCCAGCCTCCTTAGAACTCTTCATCTTCTACCGCCCTCACCTGTGGCTCCACACCGGCCACCATGCGGCCTGTAGTCTCCTCGTAATACATCCATCCGGCGGGTCCTGTGCGGCCTGTCCTGCGGCACTTAACTAGCTGTACCTTAGTAGAGTTTCGAGTGTACTCGTCATCTGACAGCTTGTCCCGACTCAGAAGTATAGTATTAAAAGCTATCTGATTAATGGACCCCGAACCCTTGAGATCGTATTCGTTAACATCATGAGGGTCCTTCACGGCAGGTTTTCTCATGTGCGACACTATAATAATAGAAACGCCTGTCTCCTTAGCCAGCTTTAGGCAACGATCCATAAACTCGTCTATCTGTCCGTTTTCGTTGGACCTGACGCAAGCGTGAAGCGGGTCTAGTATTATCACATCACAATCGTCGCCCACTGCCATCCACCGCATCTTTGAGAATAACGCATCGATATCAGAAAACCCAAGATGCTTCAGAATATGGACGTTACCACGGGCATCGAAATCATCGAAGTACTCCCTATACAGGCTGTTGTCCCTCGTCTCTTGTGGAACTAGGCTTATGTTCTCGCCACTGTGTAACGACACGATCTTCTCTATGGTCTCTCCTAGATTAGACTCTAGGAACACGGCTCCTATCTTCTTATTAGACTGTAGAACCATGTCGTATAGCAGATTGAACACCATTGTAGTCTTACCTATGGAAGTAAGAGCGCCTATGACTGTTACCTCTCCTGCCGCAAGACCGCCATTCATCATGGCATTGAGCGCACCGTATGAGTTAGGCAACGGGATGATCTCCTCTGTCCCTCTGGTCACAAAGGCATCCCAGCACTCCTCATCTCCGAATGATACAACGCCCACAGGACGGTAAGGACGGGCATCCCACCATGCCTTAACAAAACCCTGTACCTTGCCCTCCTGTAGCATCTCCCCTGCATCCTTGAGCGGTAACTCGACCACTCTGGCCTTGTT